GGACCCTACCCCTAGCCGGAGATTTGCGGCCCGCTAAGGAAAGGAACGTAAAACGGGCTTGATCGGTTATAGTATATCAAGTTTAATAAAATCAACGTAAAACGAGATCGGACGGGTATAGTATATCAGGTTTAATAAAATCAACCCATTTAGAAAACTATGCTTGGAGGAACAGACTTTCAGATAAGAGTATAGTTACCCTAAGCCTCTTTATTAATACCCAGTAAGGATATCGAATTTTCATTTTTGTTCGTTTGTGACTCCCAAAATTCCAATTCTATATTAATATAACTAATTTTTCCATCTTTTGTTTTGGTCTGCTTGTGATACACCGACACCAAATATTGGTTATATTAGTATGAAGCAGTTAAAGATAGACATCCCCAAGTCGCTAAGAGGAATAACGCTCAAGGAATACCAAAGGTTCTATAAGTTATCTGAGGATAATAAGGATGCGCAGGACCCAGAGTTTCTTAATCTTAAGATGCTAGAGGTCTTTTGTGGGCTGACTCTCAAGGAAGCCTACAATATGAAGCTTACTGACTTCAACTTTGTAATTACACACCTCAATGAGTTGTTTAAAGGAGATACTCCTATGATAAGTAGGTTCTCATTAAAGGACCCAAATGGCACGGAAGTAGAGTTTGGGTTTATACCCAAGCTCGACAGCATCTCTTTAGGAGAGTTTGTTGACTTAGATACTTATATGGCTGACTGGAGTGATATGCATAAAGCTATGGCTGTATTATACAGACCGGTTACTTTCGAGAAGAAGGGAATGTATCTTATAGAAGACTACGAAAGCTCAGATAAGTACTCAGAGGCAATGAAAGATATGCCTATTGATATAGCATTAGGGGCTGTGGTTTTTTTTTATCGTTTAGGGAAAGAACTGTCGGTTTATTTGATGGGCTATTTACAGAGGGAGGCTCAGAAGGAGGACTCGGAGCTGAAGCAAACTTTGGCAGAAAATGGGGTTGGTATCAATCAATTTATGCAATCGCTCAGGGAGACCTCCTCAGGTTTGAAGAAGTTACAAAACTTAAAGTCACGCAAGCCTTAAGCTGGCTTGAATTTGAGAAAGAGAAGAACCAATTAGAAGCTGCGGCTATGAATAAAATAAGATGAAAGAAGTATACGACTTACTAGACAAGATTAAAGACAGGCTAAGAGCTAACAATATTACCAATACGGTAACCTTTGGTGATATAATGGAGGTTGACTTAACTAAGACAACTATATTTCCGTTATCACATATAAGTATAGGTAACATAGTCTTTAGTGACTACGTTATGACAGCAGACATTAGTGTATTGTCTATGGATATTGTCGACAAGAATAAGAACGAGAATACTTACGATTCATTTTATGGCAATGATAACTTGCAAGATATATTAAACACTCAGCTTGCTGTTGTAAACGACTTACAGAGCCATTTAAGAAGAGGTACACTATTAGAGAACAGTGACCTCCAGATAACTGGAGAAGTCACTGCTGAACCGTTCCAGGATCGTTTTGAGAATGAATTAGCTGGATGGGGAATAACGCTATCTGTACAAATGCCTAACGATAACTTCAGTACCTGTGAATAGAAATAACCTCAGAGTGGTAATGCAGAAATATGGCCCAAAAATAAAAGAGGCTATAGCAGAATATATGATAGAAACCGATAGAACGGTTACTGGTAAAACAGCAAGAAGTGTATCTTTTAGTGTATTCGAGGGTCCGCAATCAATTGGCATTGCCATAGGAGGTAATAAAGTTTTTGCCACTTTACATAGCGGCAGGAAACCTGGATTAAGGGCTCCAAGTTATATAAGTATAAAAAAATGGATGGATAGTAAAAGTAGTTTTCGTGGGAAGAAAACTATTGAGTCTGCGAAAACAATTGCTAGGGCAATAGGAAGAGATGGTTTTGAAGGAGAAAACATATCATACAAAGCCGCCCTTAGGGTGCTGAATGCATTAATTACAGATTCATCAGCGGCATATATAAAAGACGTAGAAGAGCATCTTAAAAAATCAATAAGCAAGAATGTCAACTAAGATAAACGTAAGAAGCCCCTTCTTTAGGAAGTATTCCGGAACAAACGTAGAATTTGTTGATCTTGCTATATATGTGTACTCAGGAACGAAGACAACAGATAAAGGGACAATAAAGTATAAAATAAGGAGATATCCAGAAAGCGGGAATGATTATGTTATAGTTGACTTGGCAGAGATTATTAGGGATTATTTAAAGCCTAATGTTACAACGCCATTAAACAGCAATATAGATTATGTTAAGTGGGTTCAAATAGAAGACACCATAACGCAAGATTTCATTCCTGACTGTACAGACATAACTGGATTTGCAGTGGCGCAAGATGGTACAATAACATACCCAACATCATCATCGGGGACTCTAACGATAAGGTCAGTTAATTTCGAAGACCTAGACAACCCTATGACTGGAACATCTTTAGCAAGTTATAATCCGAATACTACTGGTAGTGCTGTTACAAGGACTGCTAGAGTAAACATAGCAATTCCTAGTGGTAATTTTAACTCAGGTCAAGAAAACGCATTGTGTGTAGTAACCGCAGATCAACCATCATCATAATATGCCAGAAGTAAAAGCAAACGTACGAAGTCCTTTTTACCTTAAGTATACTCAATCTAGTATGGTTAAAACTTCGATAGATATATATGTATACTCTGGAACAAAGAATACAGACAAAGGAACTAAGATAACCACAATAGAGAAAGAGCCTCTTCCTGGAGATGATTATGTAATATTTGAAATATCTGACATAGTAAGAGAGCATTTAGATAAAACAATAGCAACACCTTTTAGCAGTAACAAAAGTTACATAAAATGGATTCAAGTAGAATCTACAATAACATAAAATATGGCAACAGAATACTTTTTAGCATTTGATGGGTACGGATATTTTAAAGATGGGGTACAACCTGAACTTAGTAGACACGCGCTTGTATCATCCAACTATGTTTACACTCCAGAAGGGACATCTATAGATATCCCTTTCTTTACAGAGGATGACATAGAAATTTTATATACTGTAAATGGTACGCCTACTACAGTGGACCTAGCAGCAGATTTTGACAATACTGCTGCAAGTGCTGTTAAGTATGTCACTTTTGCTCCAAACACTAACAATTCGCCATATACTATAAACGTATATAATAATGGCCAAACTACACTATTGAAAAGCATAAACCTAATACCGGTTTGTGAGCCTAAGTTCACTCCAATTAAGTGCCAATTTATAAATAGATATGGAGTAATACAGACTATGTATTTCTTCAAGAAGTCTACAGAAGGTCTAGAAGTGACGGATGCTAGGTTTCAGAAGAACATTATAAGTTCTTCTGCTTCTTATGATACTAAGGAATCTCAAGTGCAAAGATATGATGTCAAGGGTATGACTAGACTTGTCCTTAACACCGGATTTGTTAATGAAGACTTTAATCAAACGATAGAGGAATTGCTGCTGTCTGAAGATACTTGGATTACCTACGAAGGTAATGTATTGGCGGCCATTCCCACAACAAAACAATTACAGTATGCTACTAGCGTAAACAACAAAACAATTAATTACACCGTTCAATTTGACTTTGCCTCTGAAACGATAAATTCTGTTAGATAATGATCTCAGCTCAATTATACATTACTGAAGCCTCTAGCTATGAACAAGTCGAGTTCTTCGACTTTGAGGGCATAGAGTTGGTTCAGGCTAAGCAGGACATCAGAGATATATCTAAAGTGTTTACGGAGTTCTCTAAGACTTTTACTGTTCCTGCTAGTAAAAAGAATAACCAGATATTTAAGCACTTTTATAATGCTAATATAGCTGGAGAAGGGTATTTTGACATAAGGAAAAGAGTTAATGCTCAATTACACTTAAATTACAATCTATTCAAGAAGGGTCGGATACAACTTATGTCGGCTAATATGAAAGGTAATAAGCCATACTCATATAGCTTAACCTTCTTCGGTGACACAGTCAAACTTGCTGAAACATTAGGCGATAAAACATTAGATACTTTATCTCCCCTTGAGAACATAAAGATAGCTTACACTTCAAGCAATGTCGTAAATCTGATGAATGATGCTGCGGATGTCACTATTGGCTCCACAACTATCGATGATGGATTATTATTTCCTCTTATAACATCAACAGAAAAATTAGTATACGATTCTGTAGACAATACAAAAGACTATAATTTATACCCACACGGAAACCAAAAAGGATTAGACTATAGGGATGTAAAGCCTGCCCTAAGGATTCACACTATTATTAAGGCTATAGAAGAAGAGTACTCTAATATATCATTCAGTGATGACTTCTTCACTTTAGGTACAGAAACTAAACAATATGGGTTTAACACTTACACACTATTCAAAAACCCAGCTTATGCTGAGTTATTTATGTGGCTAAATAGGGAAAAAGGGCAGATAACCGCTGACTTGCCTCAAACGCAAATAACCAGTTTTAGTACTCCTTCTGGTAGTAATCATTCTGGAATGAAGGAGTCTACGCCTGGTTACATACCCGCCCCAAATTCTACAAAATATCAAGAGATACAAGACGGAGCTAATGATGATGTTCAATTTTATATTGACGCAAGGATAACAGCACCATCAGCTTCTGTTATATATAATTTTATCCTCAAAAAGGATGGACAGGAATATATAAGGTATGATGATTTAGAGGGTGATTCTCACCCCTTAAATATGATGGCTTACGATTCCCCTGGGGGGCCTGGAGGAGATTTGCCCAACGGAAGATATACATATCATATAGAAACAGCTTCTTCCGGGACCTTTAATTTTGGCTTTAAACTAAAGAAAAATATACCCGCAGACGTTAGTTTGTTTGGTTTTTTTGGAGCAACTAGAGTTGTTAGCTATACAGGTACGATTACAGTGGATTCGTCTTTTGAATTTAGTACAACAACACTTATGCCTAATAAGACTAAAATAATAGACTTTTTAGCTGGTTTATTCAAGATGTTTAATTTGACCGTCACTGAGGGTGACTCAGGTCAAATGAAAATAATTCCATTAGACACATTTTATAGGCAAGGAAGTAAAAGAGAGATAACAAGGTATATAGATACTACAGAGTCTACAGTAGAATCAGCTCTCCCTTTTTCTGAGGTAGAGTTCAAATACGAGGGTTTAGAAACAATAATTGCAGACCAGCACGAACAAATTGCAGGAAAGTCTTGGGCAACAGAATTGTGGCCAGATAGCACTACTGACGGAAGTAACCTCCTTAATATAGGGAAAAAGTATGAAATTGAAGTGCCTTTCGAACATCAGAAATATGAAAGGCTGTGGAATAGGGATGATCACACAAACATAGCAAACAAAACCTCTATTCAGTGGGGGTATAGTGTGGATAACAATCAAAACAGCATTGTTGGTAAACCATTATTGTTTTACCCAATTAGACAGTCCGGATTAAATTCTATTGAGGTTGTGACTGGAGCTACGTCATCTACTTTAACGAGCTATTATGTTCCTTCAAATAGTGTCGCATTAACTCCTACTTATATTTCGTTACAGTCAGACACAGACCCAACTCCGAATATAAACTTTTTTGCAGAGTTAAACGAGTATACTGGATTGACTTTTCCTCAGACATTATTTGAATCTTATTATAAAAACTACATAATAAACGTTTTTGATCCAAGAAGGCGATTGTATAAAATGAATGCTGTTCTGACAGAGCAAAAAATAAGAGAGATTGCTCTAAATGATACGATAGTAATATTCGGAACAGAATATACAATAAATAAAATGACTACTGATCTTCTTAGTGGGAAGACCAGTTTTGAGTTGTTAAACAAAACACAGTTTGAATTACTAGATAAAACTAAAGAAGAGTTATTTATAGACAACAAAAAAGACTTGTCTTACAATGTTTCATTTGATGGTTTAACAGTGGACGATACAGTAATAACAGCAGACCTAAGTCAGTCAATAACAGAGTAAATTATGATAAAGCAAGTTATAGAGGGGTTACAGCTTATGGACTATTATGATGCAAACGAATTAATTCAATTTGCAAAGGGAAGTCATAAGGCTCCAGAAACATTTAAAGAAATGAGAGAAACAGTTAAACGTAGAAAATATGGCCGACAATAGAATACAATTTACTTTTGAGCTTAATGACCAGGGCAAAGTAAAGGTAGATGGCGTAACAAAGTCCTTTGTCAAGCTTGAGACTGCAATGAAGAAGGTGACTGCTGAATATAAAAGACAGCAAACTGAATCAGCAAAAGCAAACGATGGCCTAGACACAACTATAACCAACGCTGGTTTAGCGGGAGCAACGCTTACTGAATTTGGTCGTACTATATCAGATTTACCTTATGGAATTAGGGGTATAGCAAACAACTTGTCTCAGCTTTCAACTCTATTCATCACTTTTGTAGGAAAAGTAGACAAGAGTGTTATTGGAATTAATAGAGTGACTACCGCTTTTAAAATGTTAGGAGCGCAATTAAAAGGACCACTAGGGTTTATTTTAGCGTTTCAGGCTGTCATTGCACTATTAGACTTTTTCAGCGCACCAGCTAAGAAAGTAAAAGAAGAGACTGATGAGATAGAGAAGAGTTTTGATAAACTGACAGACACAATAATTAGATTCAAAGACGACTTTAGGATCGCCAATATTGATGGAATAGAAGAAGGCAGTGCATCATTAGCCGCTCTTAGGGTGGAGTACAAAGAGTTTGACAAGGCTGTAAAAAAACTAGAAAAGACAAACAACGTCTCGAACAAATCGTTAAAACAAACTTCTGCTAGATTTGCGGAGTTGTTAGAGGTTAGGAGGAATATAAAAGACCTCAAAGAACAAGAGGAAGATGGTGGGATAACTCCTCAGCGAAGAAAAGAACTTGCTGAATCAAGAGTGGCCTTGCTGTCTAGACAATACGACCTGCAAAAATTGCTATTTGAAATTGAAGAGAAGTCTAAGGGTAACCGTGATTTGGTGGAGGGATCTATTGAGTTCTATGAAGAACAAATAAAGGTTCTTAGAGAATCACAAGCTTTAGCTACAGATCCTGCGGCTTTTGCCATTCTAGAGGATAGAGTAAAAGGAATACAAAAGCTCATTGATGATATAAAAGGAATTAGAGAGGACGTTGAGCCAACTTCGGCCTTAAGCGCACTCGGACTTAAAATAGATCCTAAGGATTTTGAGAAAGAGAAAACTCCTGCTCAATTACTAGCTGAAGACCAATTAAAAGCGTTTAAAAAGGTTGAAATAGGAGCGAAGAAGCATACGTTAAGTATGGAGGAAATCAATTTTAGATTAGCTTTAATTGATGCTGATAGGCTTGATCATTTTGCTTCTGCTACAGATTCTTTAGCTGGATTGTTTGGTGAAAGAACTGCCGCTGGCAAGGCTTTTGCTGTTGCCACTGCCACTATAGACGCTTATTCCGCTGGAAATGCAGTTTTAAAAGACCCTTACTTTATAGCCAGACCTTACGAAAGATTTGCCGCTATGACAGCGATAGTCGCTACTGGTCTTGCTAACGTAAAAAACATACTATCTGTAGACGAGAGTGGGCAAACAACCCCATCTGGAGTTAGTGGACAAGGGGCTGCTCAAACTCAAGCCCCAGTATTCAATGTAGTAGGCCAATCCAATGTAGACCAGATAGGCAGAAGTATCGCTACTGCTAGACAAGAACCCTTAAGGGCTTATGTTGTGGAGAGTGATATAACAAACGCACAGCAATTAGAAAATGCAAGAATACAACAAGCCTCTATAGGATAATAAAACAATAGTCAAAATAAATAGTTATAATAGTATGGAGAAAGTAATAGAACTCATTATAGACGAAGAAAACGAATTTAGTGGGATAGAAGCTATCTCGGTAGTAGAAAACCCAGCTATAGAAGAAGACTTCATTGCGCTCAAGAAAGAGCCAGTTATGCTTGCTGAAGTAGATGGTGAAAAGCGTATACTGATGGGAGCAGCTTTGGTCCCCAATAAGAAAATATTAAGAAGGGGAGAAGACGGAGATTACTACATTTATTTCTCTGTAGACACTGTAAGAAAAGCTTCAGAGCTTTTCCTTAAGAGAGGTTATCAATCAAATTCTACATTAGAGCATAATGAAAAGCTTGACGGGATGACTGTCGTGGAAAGCTGGCTAGTGGAGGACGAGAAGAAAGATAAATCTAGGAAATATGGATTTGATGTACCGGTAGGAACCTGGATGGTTTCTATGAAGGTATATAATGATGATGTCTGGAAAAAGGTTAAAGATGGAGAGGTCCACGGATTCTCTATTGAAGGCTACTTTGCAGATAACGCTGATGAGGGTCCTCAGGACACTTTACCAGAGTCTTTTTGTGATGAATGCGTTGAGGAACTAAATGCAGAATACGAATTGCTAGAAGCCCTCTCAGAGCTTTCTGAGGAGGTAGATCTAGAATCTTATGGAGGATATCCAAAGTCTGCTGTCAACAATGCTAAAAGAGGTATAGAACTAAATGAGAAAGTTGGAAATCGTTGTGCTACCCAGGTGGGAAAAGTTAGAGGACAACAAATCGCAAAGGGAAGTACTAAATTTACATTACCTACTCTCAAGAGGATCTACAGTTATTTATCTAGAGCAGAAACATATTACGACTCTGGCAACTCAGAAGCTTGCGGAACCATTTCTTATTTACTATGGGGAGGCAAAAGTATGCTAACTTGGGTTACTTCTAAACTCAAAGGACTAAACGCAATAGAAGCTTCTGCAACAATTATAGACGGAAGAGCTGCATACTCTACACAAGAAGAGGCAGAAGAAGCAGCTAAAGATATAGGGTGTGAAGGACATCACACCCACGATTACGAAGGCGATACTTGGTATATGCCTTGCGAGAAACACAATATGGCCGAGGTTGGACCAAAGGGAGGGGTTAGAAAAAGCCCTAAAGCCCCTAAGTCCGATACGCCTAACCCTAGCCCAAAGGGCAAGGGTACGGCTAAAGGCGATGCTTCGGGCAAAACCGGAGCCAAAGTCTCTGCAAAAGACAGAGCAACACTTCAAAACAAAGCAGATGAATTTAATAAGAAATATAAAGAAAAACTGGGTTATGGTGTCACTGTTGGTATGCTTGCCTCTGTTTTTCAGCGTGGCTTGGGAGCTTTTAATACAAGTCACAGTCCTAATGTTAAGTCAGCTTCTCAGTGGGCTTTTGCACGCACTAATGCCTTTTTATACTTAATTAAAAACGGTAGACCAGAGAATGCAAAGTACACAACAGATTACGATTTATTACCAAAGAAACATCCGAAGTCTAGCAAGTAATGAGAAGCAAAAGAGGAAGTTATTCAAGCCCTAGAGGATCAAGAAGAGCGTGTCTATGTAAAGATGGCAGGACATACTCAAGGAAGTGCTGTGATGGCGAATTGATTAACCAAGGGATTGGAAGCATATATGCTCCTTCTTTGGGTTGTCAAAACTTAACCTTAAGTGGTTTTAGTGTGGCAACAGATGGTACAGTCACATTACCTACCACAGATGTAGGAACTATAACATCTACAACACCAGCATCTTTTGCTGCTGTTGATACTTCAACTGAAAGGACTTTAACGGTTTCTATATTGGTTCCTGGTGGATACAGCAATGCAGAAAAAACAATAGAATGTACAACCACAGCCACTCAACCGGCTACGCCTACACTTTCTTGTAGCGATATAACTTTATCTGGATTTGCAGTAGCTCAAAACGGAACGGTTACGCTTACTACTGCGGACATAGGCACAATATCTAGTACAAGCCCAGCTTCATTTGCAATAGTAAATGTGAGTACTGTAAGAACTCTAAACGTAGATATTACGGTTCCTTCTGGGTACTTCAACGCAGGAGCCACACTTAATTGTACCACAACGGCCACGCAGCCGTTGACTCCTACTTTAGCGTGTTCAGACATAACTATAAGTGGATTTGCTGTAGATGAAAACGGAGCAATAACATTGCCTACTTTAGATATAGGAACTATTTCATCAAGTAGTCCGGCATCTTATGCTACCGTGTCTACAGACACAGTTAGGACACTAAACCTAGATATTACTGTACCAGCAGGTTATTTTAATGTGGGAAGTACATTAGCTTGTACGACCACAGCAACTCAACCTCCTTATAATGTTCTTGATTGTAGTGAGATTACCATCTCAGGATTTAGTGTTTATGCAAGTGGTAATTATGTAACACCAACTGTAGATATAGGAACAATAAGTGGCACATCACCTTCTAGCTTTAGTACTGTCACCTCAGAGACCAATAGGACTCTGACGGTGAATATAACAGTACCTTCTGGATATACTAATGCTGGAGCAACTTTGTCTTGTACGGTTGTAGCAACACAACAACCTGCATTTTATTTTAGTCAGATAACTCCAGCGGCTGGAAACTACATTTCTGTAGAACCTATAGCAAATACAAGTTCTAACACCTATGCATTTAGTATATATGGCAATGATCCTGAAACTAGCAGGCTTAATGCTGTAGCGTTGTCTAATCAACTAGGAACAGAAATAAGAGGCCAAACAACTACTCCAGGAAGCACTTTTGCTTTTAGGGACACAAGAGTTTCATTCTATAGTCCTTCTGACAGTCTAATAGTTAAGTTTGAAACAGACAGCGGAATAAACAATACATTCAGTTATGTTGCTCCGGATACTTTAGGAACGGTTCCCGCAAGTCCTTATGGAGGTAATGCATCAAGCTGGACAAGCTATAAAATGGTATTCAGCGCAGTTACTAGCGTATCGGGTAGCGCGGTAAATAACCCTGCTCACGAGGAGATAATAAACAATGGTAGTGACCAAGGTTATTACTGGGTCATAGAGGACTTAAGCTAAAAATACAACAAGAGTATTTAAATTTGGTAATATTAATATATTTTAAACTATGAAAGCGACAGAAATTGTAGAAAAACTAAAAGAGGTTCTTCTCGGTTCTCAAGAGATTGAGGATCAAGAAGTGGCCCAAGAGGAGCTTTCCGCTGCTGAAGAGGCGGTAGAGAAAGTAGACGAAACCCCACAAGGGGAGGAAGTTGTATTATCTGAAGGTGATCAACTAGAAGAAGAACAAGCTGTAGAAGCTGAGGAAGAATCTACAGAAGCTTCTTACGTCTCTAAAGAAGAATTTGCTGAACTTAAAGCTATGGTGGAAAGCCTAATGGATGAAGTAAAAGCTAGTTCTGAAAAGTATAACAGCGAGGTTCCTAAAGATGAATTAGCTGCTGTAGAGGCTGAGGTTGAGCCTATGGTTCACAGCCCAGAAGCAAAGCCAGAAGTAGAAATGAATCTTTTTGCTCAAAGAAGAACTCAGACTACCCTGGATCGAGTATTGAACAATATGAGCAAATTTAATAAATAAACACAAAAATGGCAACAACTACATCAATTACTACTACTTATGCTGGTGAGTTTGCAGGGAAGTATATCTCTGCTGCTTTACTAAGCGGATCTACTCTTTCAAAAGAGTTGATCACGATCAAGCCTAATGTAAAGTACAAAGAGGTAATGAAGAAAGTGGCTACTGACGATATCGTCAAGAATGGCACTTGCGACTTTACTGCTACATCTACTTTGACATTGACTGAAAGAGTTCTTCAACCAGAAGAATTTCAAGTTAACCTACAACTTTGTAAGAAGGATTTTGTGTCCGATTGGGAAGCAATTTCTATGGGATATTCAGCTTATTCTGATCTTCCTGCTAGCTTCTCTGATTTCTTACTTGCACACGTTTCTTCTAAAGTAGCTCAAAGAATCGAAACTAACATCTGGGCTGGTGCTAACGCCACAGAAGGTCAGTTTGACGGATTCCAAACTACTCTAGGTGCTGACGGTGACGTTAATGACGTAACTGCTACAACTGTTACTTCTTCTAATGTAATCGCTCAAATCGGAGCTGTAGTGGATGCTATTCCTTCTACTGTTTACGGTGCTGAAGACTTAACTATCTATGCTGCTCCTAATGTATACAGAGCCTATGTAAGAGCTTTGGGTGGATTTGCTAGCAACGTAGGTGCTGCTGGTACAGATTCTAAAGGAACTCAGTGGTTCAACGGAGGTGCTTTAACTTTTGATGGCATCAACATAGAGCTTGCAAGCGGAATGGGTAGCGACAAAATGGTAGCTGCTGAGAAGTCAAACTTGTTCTTTGGAACTGGTTTATTGTCTGACACTAACGAAGTAAAAGTCATTGATATGGCTGACATCGATGGAAGTCAGAATGTGAGAGTCGTTGTCAGATTTACTGCTGGAATCCAGCACGCCATTGGCGGAGACATCGTATTGTACGCATAAGAACAATTGTTTAATATAAGAGGGTAGGTGAGCCTTGAGCCTGCCTACCCTTTTTTAATACTATAAAAATATGGCTTGTGATTTAACCGGGGGAAGGAAAAAACCGTGTAAAGATGCTGTAGGTGGCGTAGTAAAAGTACATTTTGTTGATTTTGGCGATCTAGGGACTGTAACGGTTGGATCAAATGATGAAATCACAGATATGAGTGGTACTTTTAGCTATAGCACTTATGATGTCAAAGGTAATTCTTCTCTGGAATCAAATATAAACAGCTCTATTGAGAATGGAACAACATTCTTTGAGCAAGTGACAAACCTTACTCTTCATAAGATGACTAAGGAAGACAACAAAGAGCTTAAGCTTATGACTTACGGAAGGCCTCACGTTTTCGTACAGACATTCGACAATAAAGTTCTATTGGTTGGAAGAGAACACGGAGCGGAAGTTACTGGAGGTACTGCCGTTACCGGGACAGCGATGGGAGATCTAAATGGATATACGTTGACTTTAACAGCCAACGAAACAACTCTACCTAATTTTGTAGACGGAGCAACTGATGCAAACCCTTTTGCGGGAATGTCTTCAGCTACTGCTAGTGAAACTACTCAGAGAGATCCAGCATAGGTTTTTACCTGGTGATAAGGAGGGGCCTATATGGCCCCTTTTTTTATATAAAACACTCAACCCTTTTTTTAGTTATATTAGTATGATAAGACTACTTCCGAATACTAATGCTCAAACAATAAAGGTTCTTCCTAGGGTTAGCACAGCTCAGACTGGGTTATCTCTTAAGATAACAGAAGACGGGACTAACAAGTCAGAGACTTTGACTAGCTTGTCTTCTACTGTCAATGGAAACTTTATTGACCTTGATTGTACCTTCAGTATTTTATCAGATAACAGTATTTACAACTATGAGATTTTCAGCGGGTCAACACTCTTATTTAGAGATAAAGCTTATTGCACCGACTCTTATTTATCAAACTCAGTATATACTATAAATGGCGGGAAGTACACGGAAAGCGATTCTGGTGACAGTAGTCAACAATATATAATGGTATGAAGAATGTAAAAGTAGTAAATCTAACCGGGTACGAAGTACCTAAAATAGTCGAGAAGAGCAGGAATGCTTATGTCGAGTATGGTGAAGATAATAACTATTTTGGTGAGTTAATTGAGAGGTATCTAGGAAGCCCAACCAATAGTAGATGTATCAATGGTATTTCTGATATGATTTACGGTAGAGGTCTTGAGGCTACTGATTCTAAGGAAAAGCCTCTTATGTTCGCTCAAATGAAGAGCATTTTAAATGCCACTGATGTAAGAAAAATAGTGACAGACTACAAAATGCTTGGCCAAGCGGCCATTCAAGTGGTCTATAAGAACAGAAAAAAAGAAATAGCCGGACTGTATCACTTCCCAATGGAAACATTGCGTGCTGAGAAGGCAGAAGACGGCAAAATTAAAGCGTATTATTACCATAGTGACTGGAAGAACATTAAACCTAGTGACAAACCTAAGAAGATTCCTACTTATCGTAATGGTACGAGGTCTCAGCGTATTGAATTATACGTTATTAAACCTTACAAGGCTGGTTTTTACTATTATTCACCCGTAGATTACCAAGGATGCCTTCAATATGCTACTTTGGAGGAAGAAGTGAGCAATTATCACTTATCAAACATACAAAATGGCCTTCAGCCAAGTATGTTGATCAATTTCAATAACGGAATACCTAATGAAGAGGTCCAGGAATTGATTGAACGTAAGATTTACGATAAATTTAGTGGTACTAGCAACGCAGGGCGGTTTATTTTGGCCTTTAATGATGGTTCAGAGAACCAATCTAACATAGACCCAATAAATCTTCCGGATGCACACGCTCAATATGAGTTTTTGGCCAAAGAAAGCCGAGAAAAGATAATGATAGGTCACGGAGTAGTGTCTCCTATCCTTTTAGGGATAAAAGACAACACTGGGTTCGGAAATAACGCTGAAGAGCTTAGAACAGCATCTATTTTGATGGATAATATGGTAATTAGACCATTTCAGCAGATGTTACTCGATGCATTCAAAGAATTGTTGCTATATAACGACATTTCATTGGATTTATACTTTGTTACCCTACAACCAATAGAATTTACAGAACTAGACAACATAGAGACTAAGATCAAGAGAGAAGAGGAGACGGGAGAAAAACTTTCTGCTGTAGAAGATGTCCAAAAAGAGGAGATCGTTCAGCAGGAGGCTTCTGAGAGCGTTTCTGAGGCTGTTGTTGAGGAAAAACCTACCGAAGAAGATGAGTAAGGCATTATTTATAACAATGACGGAGTTAAAGCGGAAGTCTATCATAGACGGAGCTTTAGACACAGATAAGCTAATTCAATTTGTTGAGGTGGCCCAGGATATACACATACAGAACTTTTTGGGTACTAAGTTATACGAGAAGATACAAAGTTTGATCACTGGCGGAACTCTTGACGATTCCGCCAATGCTGCATACAAGACGTTACTGAATAGTCATATTAAACCTATGCTTATATGGTATAGTCAATATAGCTATATTCCTTTTGCTGCTTATCAAATCAGCAACGGAGGTATATTTAAACATACTACTGAATCTAGTGACACTCTTACAAAGAGTGAGCTGGATTCTTTAACAGCAAGGGCAAAAGACTTTGCTGACTTCTATGTGAATCGGTTTTTTGATTTCATAGACGAGAAGAGTGGAGACTATCCGGAGTATACCGGAGCGCAGGATACTGGTATGTATCCAGATAAAGACCCAACATATGGCGGATGGGTAATATAATTAAAACATATAAGCCTAAAGTGGCTAACATAATAAAATTGACTAACTATCTAAAAAGAATAAAGAAGTAATATGGCTAACGGAATAAATTGGGGTAGGATATATTGTTTTTCCTGGTGGGGAGATGTAGATGACACAACAGATGCTATTTATATACCCTCAGCTCCTACTTGTTGGGTATCAGATATACTTGAGTTATCAGTAGATAGTACATTATATACAGTAGATAGTACGGAAATAACAGCAGATCAAACATTGATATAACAAAATAGAATTATGGCACGAGAAACAATAGGAGTTGGGTCAGCTCCCGATGATGGAACTGGGGATACGCTCAGAGCCGCCTTTATTAAGGTTAACAATATGACTACTGACATTTATGGTCAGAGTGGGACTGGAGACAGCTTAAGAGGATCTTCTGCTGTTTCTCCCGCATCAACATTAAGTTTAGACTTTGATACCGCAGCGGTGTTTACAATAACATCAGGTATTTCAATTGAATTGAATTTCACAAACGCCTCAATAGGCGATGTGAAAGACATTATCATAACAGATTCAGGAGGAACCTCTGGATTGACACTTAACAGTGGAATAACAGTTACTACTATTGCAGGTAGTTATAGTGCTACCGCAGGAGCAGTAAATTTTATTCAAGTTGCTTGTACTGCCGCTAACACATTTTTCCTATCAATCTCACAAAGTATATAATTATGAAAGCAGCAGTAGAAAACGGTAGAATAGTAACCATATACAAGAGTTTACCTAACTCACTAAAGACTCCTACTAAATATATTTTAGGAGGGGCCAACAATCTATCTAAGAAGAACTTAAAGCTATTGGTATTTACGATGTTGTAAAGCCAAGTTTTGACCCACAGACACAAACTAAGGGTGGATTATACTTTGACGAAGATAATTCAATAGTAACCTATGATGTTACTGATATAGACTTTAGTCAAGAGGTAGATGTTATCGGAGAAGATGGGGAGCCAACAGGCGAAACAGAAAAGAGATATAAGATAGCCGACATCAAAGCAAGTAAGATTGCAGAGATTAAGTCTAAGGCAGGTAAGTTACTACAACCTACTGACTGGCAAGTTATAAGAAAATCAGAAAGGGATATTGATATTAGTTCAGATGTTGCAACAGAAAGAGCAGGAATACTTACAGAAGCTGATAGATTAGAAGCTGAGGTAAATGCTAAGAAGTCTTACAAGACTGCATTGCAATACAACGTACAATTTTTCCCATCTGATGAAATAGAATAATATGGCTTTAGGCAAAAGACTAATAAATACAGGTGCGGCTGCTGCGGCTTGTACAACTGACTCCACAGACCCATTTGGCGATTCAAGTGGTGTGGCGTTATATTCTTTGGATTACGATGCTTCCGATGCAAGTGGTAGTTACGATGGCACGCCTACCGATGTAACCTTCGGAGTAGGAGGACAGATAAACTATGGTGCAAGGTTTAATGGGAGTAGTAGTAGTATACAAATAAATACATTTTCAGGATTTACAAATTACAACTTTACTTTATCTATCTGGATTAAAACAACTGATACTTCAGCCTATATAACTTCTTTTAGAGACCCTATTTACATTACTTTTGGGTTGGGGATATATAGTGGTGGCACTAATGGAATGGGCATATATGATGGGTCAAATTCATATTTTATAAATAATACCGCAATGCAAGGTATTAATGATGGCGATTGGCATCATATTGTAATGACTCACGATGGTACAAATTTAAAAGGATATATTGATAAATTGCTTATAGCAACTGTATCAACAGGTACTACAACACAATCTTCGGGAGGGGCAAATGCCAATAACTTAGGTAAATTAACAGGTGGCTCTTACTATTATGATGGAGATTTAGACCAATTACGATTATTCTCTAAAGCGTTAAACCAAACAGAGGTTGATGCACTTTACGCAGAAACTGCTTGTGTATATACTGCAACTACAACTGATAATGATTATCCTACTACAAACCTTGCGTATTACAAATTAGACAATTCAGCAGAGGATGAAAAAGGTAGTTATGATGGTGCTGAAACAGATATAGAATACAGATTTGGTCGGTATGGTCAAGCTGCGGTGTTTAATGGGAGTAGTAGTTATATAAGCACAGGAATAGGAATAGATAGCTATTCTTCACGCTCTTATTCTTTTTGGTTTCAACAAAATTCAAGCACAGGTAATTCAAGAATATTTGGTGGAGTTAATGGTTCAGCTACTAATGGAGGTATGTTAAGGATTAAAGAAGATAATGGTCAAATAAATTACTATTCTATAAACAACACAACTTATACATTTACCACAACTCTAACAAATGATGTGTGGACACATATAGCTTTAACTGATGATGGTACAACTGCAAAATTGTATGTAAATGGTTCTGAAATAACAAGTCCTTCAACTTCTTCATTTACAAGCACTACAAACACAAATTTACAAATAGGTAGAGGTATGTTAAATAGTGGAAGTGCTGGCAATTACACAAACGGATTAATAGACCAAGTAAGGATATTTTCATCTGCCCTTACAAGTAGCCAAGTAACCGAACTATACAACGAAAAACCTGAAGTAGATACATCTAACTTTAAGGCGGTGTTGTATGAGGGTAATAGTGGAACTAATTTTATTTCTAATGTAGGAATGGACTTGGAAACAAGCGGTGGATTAGTTTGGTTAAAAGGTAGAGATAGTGGTAGAAACCATAGATTATTCGATTCTGTTAGAGGTGCGACAAAGGGTCTTTATAGTGATTTGCCAAATCAGGAATTTACAGAAAGTGGTTTAGATTCATTTGAAAAAAGTGGTTTCTTTTTAGGTTCTGCCGCAGGAGTAAATGCTAATAATGAATCGTTTGTAGCTTGGAATTGGAAAGGCGGTGGCGATGCAGTCAATATCGGAGTAAATTCAATTACAGGCTCTACTCCATCTATTGCATCAGATGTAAGTGCAAATACTGCCGCAGGATTTAGTATTGTTAATTTTACAGGAGTAACGTCAACACCTAGTAGCGTTACAGTAGGACACGGATTAAGTTCAGCCCCTGAGCTTGTATTTTTAAAAACAACAAGCGTATCTGGAGATTGGGTTGTATATTCTTCCTCTGTAGGAAATAATAAGTATTTAAAATTAAATAGTACAGCCAATCAAACAACTACGACAGGTTGGGGTAATACTGATACAGATAATGATACTGTTACTATGAATTGGTCAACTATATCAAAAGAGTATATAATGTACTGTTGGCATTCAGTTGCAGGATATAGTAAGATAGGGAGTTATGAGGGGTTAGGCACATCTACCGTAACAGTTTCAGATGTTGGATTTAAGCCATCGTTTATAATGATTAAGAATATTGATGCTTCGGCAAATTGGAATATGTATGACCTTAAAAGAAGTACTGTTGCAGATAGAGCAAACAAAATATTATATCCAAACTTACCTAATTCAGAGCCAAGTGCTACTAATTATTATTTTGATATGAATGATAGCGGTTTTGTTGTAAGTGCCACTAATCACGAACAAATTAATTTTGCAAATAGAACTTACTTATATATGGCATTTAAATAAGAGAAATACGATATGGCAAGAATTAATATAGATGTTGGAACAAATCCAAATGATCATACAGGGAGTAATCTGAGAGATGCTTTTATTGCGGTAAACAGCAACTTCACAGAGTTGTATGCTGATGATGCTGCAGACACTTTAGATGCAGTAACAACACTAGGGAACACTACTACTAACTCTATTACAGTCGGAGGGCTAATAGTGGACACAAACACTCTTTATGTAGATAGCACTAATAACAGGGTAGGAATAGGGACTACAAGTCCGCAGACAATGCTCGACCTTGCTTCTAATAACAATTTAGGAACGGCACTAAATACTTTAAGGTTTACAGATACAGACTCAACAGCAGTTACTAATGCTGAAATAGGTAAGATTGAGTTTTTTGCAACAGATACAAATGCTGTTGTAGCTTCAATAGTGGGACATAATGCCGACCCGTCCCCCGATGGTTATTTAGCTTTTAATACGGCTGAAGGCACTGTATTATCAGAGCGTTTAAGAATTAAAAACAACGGAAACGTAGGAATAGGGACTGATAGTCCTAGTGCTAAATTGGAAGTAATAGGTGGTACAAATAACAACGCTAACAGTGGTCTTGTTATTAAAAACTCTACTGGAGCAACTCGTTTTGCTGCTTACACAGAAGAAAATGTTGGGGTTCATCTACAAGCAAATGAGGGTGGTTCTGCACGAGCATTTATGTTTGACATAGGTGGCTCTGAAGCAATGCGCATAACGAGTGGTGGTAACGTAGGAATAGGGACTACGAGTCCTAGCTATAAATTTACAGCTTATGGCTCAAACACTGATAGCGAAATTGTAGCCTCTTTTGGTAGTTCAAACGATACAAATGAATATACTGCTATTGGTTTATCAGGATTTATAGCCTCAAACGGAGCCACAAAAGCTGGTTTAGCCTTAAAGAGAACTACCTTATATGGGGCAGGGGAGTTGCACTTTTTAAATAACACCACTACGGATAACTCGGATATGACTTTGAGTGATTCCAAAATGATGATAAACTCCACAGGCAATGTAGGTATAGGGACTACTAGTCCTAGTGCTACTCTTGAAGTAAACAAAGGCTCTGAGGGCGAATATTTGCGTGTTGGTGGTGATAATGCTAATAATGCAAGGTCATTGAGGTTTACAAGTTCTACTTCAAGTACAAGTAGTGTTGGCGCTCTGCACACTATAAAAGCTAACAGCGTTGGTGGAGAGATTGCATTCGCAAATGGTGATGGTAATATAATGTACCTACAAGACGGAGGTAACGTAGGAATAGGCACTACGAGCCCTGCTGCGCCCTTAACTGTAAAAGGAGAAGCTTTTGTTCAAGAAGCGGGTGTTAATGGTGAGGCTGCTTTAAGAATACAATATGGAACTGATGGAAACACTGCTTTAAGAGATAGGGCAAGGTTGATGAGTGTAGGGTACAGTGGGACATTGGAATTAATAAATAGTAGCAACTCTTTAACAACCAAAATAAACTCTACTGGAAGCTCCTATTTTAACGGAGGTAACGTAGGCATAGGAACGACGAGTCCGAGTAGAAATTTAACTATTTCAAGTAGTGGAACTTCTACCCTACAATTAACAAATACAACTTTAGGGGAAACAACAACAGATGGTTTTCAGATTAAATCATATACAAGTGGCGCGGTTCAGTTATGGAATTACGAAAATAATTATATAGCAATAGCCACTAACAACTCTGAAAGAATGCGCATTGACTCTAGTGGTCAAGTGGGTATAGGCTTGACTAATGCTACTGCTAAACTTCACGTTGTAGATACAAGCAATAGCGGTACAAATGACCAAATAGTATCAGGGTTAAATTCAGGCTCACCAAGATTCAAGGCTCACATAGTGAGTTATAACGGAGTTATGTCCCTTTATGATTCAGGAACTAATGAAGATGTTAGAATAACCTCTAAAGGTGGTGAAGATAGTTGGATTAATAACGGAGGGAAAGTAGGTATAGGGACTTCTAGTCCTAGCTATAAATTATCTGTAGATGATTCTCAAGCAAACAGCACAATTGCAAGATTTAGGGATAATTCAGGTACGGCTCAGCAAACCTTAAGCATTTCTTCCATTGCAACAGGTATGCAAATTAGAAGTGCATATAACACAGGTATTTCTAACCAATTAGATATACAAACAGCAGGGGGTAATTCATTTTTAACATTATCACCAAATTCCACCGAAGCAATGCGCATAGACTCC